TATATTTAAAAATTCTGAATTTATATCAAATAATATTTTATTATTTATTAATTTATTAAATGTAGTATCTTCAGAAGATGAATCAACTGAAGCAAGACCATGAGGTGAAGCAGATGATGGAATTGTACTAAAAGATGTTAATGAATGATCATTCCATCTTTTCCCTAAAAAGTTTGAAATTGTTCTATTTGAAAATTTATCAGAATCCAATTCATTAATTGCTTCTATACCATGAATTGGAAAACCATCATCTTGTAATGTATATTTTCTATGTTCTTCCCATCTAAAAGCAAGTTTATTACTTATTACTTTATCTTTAGCACTTGATGTTTGATCTGTTTCATCAACTTCTACTACATGAGGAAAAATATCAACCCAATCAATTTCACCTAGGGCTACACCAGGTTTCTCCCATTCTATTTTAAATTTTTGACCTTTTTGATAACCATATTCTTCAGAAGCATCACCAACCCAAAACTCAAAATAACCCATATTATTAGTAATAACTTGAGGTGTAACATTAGTTTTGTTTGAACCAAATTCATCAAAATATACATATGCAGATGTATCAGTTCCAGCAAGATATATTGCTATATTTGCATCAGGAATCGGTTGCCCTTCTTTGTTAATCAAAAATTGCCAATAATGAAACCTTGACATTATGAACTCCCCTCTGTAATGTATTTGTTAATTTTATATTCTAATTTCATTTTTACATTCATAGGTTTATGTATTTCTCCGCATTCTGTATAAAATAAAATACTATTATCATTATTATAAATTTTAACTTCTCTAACAGTTAATTCTTTTGATTGCGGTAAATCAATAGTTATATATAAAAATTCATTTGTTTCTGTTGCATTTGATATTTTTCCATAATAATCAGTTGTTACAAAAGAATCTATTGTAGAACTAACTGCAAAATTTGGTAAATTACCATTATTTATTAATTGATCAGCAAATAAAGGACTTCCAACTGTTAACATAACTGCATGACCAATTAATGGTTCTTCAAAATATATTATACAATTATTTATATCAATAAATTTAATATCTTTTGGAATAATTTCATTATTATTTATATCAAAACAACTGATTAATAATCCTTTATATCCAAGATTATGATTAATTTCCCATACATTACTAGCTGTTTGTTGTATATATAACATATCAGGATTTGAAACATTTATTGTACCACTTTTTAAATCTGTTTCAAAAAATTCATCATCTATCATTATAAGTTCATCAGCATATACTTTATCATTATCTTGATTGAACTCAACATATACTGTTTCTGTTTCAAATGGATGCTTTATTATCCATACATCTGTAGATGGTATTAATTGTGATACAGTCATATCTGGTTTTTTAATTAACATAAAACCATTAATTGGTTCATTAAATGTTACATTAATTGTATCTTCATCTATAAATATTACATCTTTTGGTATAACTTCTTTAAATTCATCTGTATAACATTTAATAAAAAGATGATTACTATTTAAATTATGTGTTGCTAAAAAACTTGTATAACTACCACCAAATAATTGAATATATGCATTTTCAACTGTTACACTAAATTTTAATACTTTACTTAATACATTTGTGTTATATTTGTCTTGATTACCATCATATAAACCTTTATAAGTACCTATTAAATTTGATTCTGGTTTTATTATGATTTCATATTCTGATATTTTATTAACAGGCCTTATATCTTCAAATTGATTTAATAAACTTGTTATAACTCCTTTTGAAAGAATTTTTTCTCTTTCAATTGGTTCAGTTGACAAATCCATTTGTATTTTATAATATGGTGTTAATATCCAATCATCTACTGTTCCTGATAATGGAAAAGTTTGTGTATCATTATATTGATCAGTATATAATACTTCTTGATATTCAGATGCTGATATTGGAAGTGTTTCATTTATATACCTTTTTGGAAGCCATTTTTCATATATATAAAGAGGATTTTTTGTTCCAGATGTTAAAACTTTCCATGCAGCAAAAAAAGATGAATAACCACCTTTTCTTTTTAAATAATTAGATAATTCCCTAATAAATTCTCTTTGAGCTTGAACATTAATTACTTGATTATCTACATTTATATTATAAAATCTTGATAAATAACCTAAAAATTTCTCATCAACTTCAAAAGGATCAATCATTGACCATATATTTTTTAATAAATTATAAACTTCTTGATATACTCTATCAAAATGAATATTAACAAATTGTTTAAATTTATCTGTTCTTTGATGATAAGGTACTGCTAATTCAACAAAATCTTTCATACCATAAAATTCAATATGATATTCATCATCATGTTTATGATAAATTGGTCCAAAATAAAGAAATTGTTTATCTGTATTAACATAGTTTCTTATAATAAATTCTTGTTGCCATTCTTCTATAAAAAAATCTTTAGCATAATTAATTAACCAATTATGAAATTGACTATCTTTTCTAAAATAAACTTCTTTACCATTTATATCATCAGGATCAAACATTACTGTTGGTGTCCATACTTCAAAATAATAACCTTCACCTGATAATGTTTCTGTCATTGTACTACCATATTGATAAGGTAATGTTATATGTTTATGAAATTGAAAAAAATTACCATCAGCATAATCTTTCCATGGTGGTGTTACATTTATTTCTCTAAAACCATAATCATCATCTTTAACAAATAATTTAATAATCCTGCCACCACTTGCAATAATACCTTTCTTACCACCAATTAACATTGATTCATCATATGAATAAGAAACATGTTTCTTTGAATAAGATCCTTCTACTGTTTCATATTCAAAATTAAAATCAACATCATTATAATTTTCCCATGTTGTAATTAAATCAATATCAGTAAATAAAACAGGCCAAAGATTTTCAACTTTTGAAATTATATCATCTGTAGTTTGTTGATTTACTGTATTTAAATAATGATCTAAAAGGAAATATGGTGTATCGGCAAATTTAGGCATTTATACCTCATTAATAAAAATACACATATCAAGTGCAATTTTTGGAAATTGATTTAAACCAAGTTTTATTGGTTTTAATAAGTTTTCATATCTAACATCAAATTCATTTACTGTAAACATTGGAAATTTCTTTTCATCATTTAATTCAAAAATTTCCATTGGATCTGATTGATTTGATAAAGTTGAATACAAAGCAATATCTCTAAATACAAAATTTTGTATACCTTTAACTTTATCAAATGTATTATCAGGTGATGTTATAGTTGAATCTAAAATATAATTATGAATGTCTCTAAAATCTATAACTTCATTAAATTCTCTATTAAAATCAGAAAAATAATAATCAAGTTTAGCTTTAACATCAGCAATTATAATATTAAAATTATATAATCTCTTAGGTAATATACCTATTTCAAATTTAAAATATACAATATCAGGTAATACAAATTGTTCATATGTACTAATAATTTTTCTTGGTTCAATATATGTTTTTAAATCATTCTGAAATATTTCATTTACTTCAATAGGAACTTGAATTGTTTGTGTTATATCAGGAACCATTGGATCAATCCATTCTATTCCACTTGTTGGTATAGTATAGGTAGTCCAATTCTTAGGTATAACACATATATAAACTTTATTATAATTTTGTGTATTACCATAATTTTCTTCTTGTTCACCCCAAACATTAGCTTTTATAATATCTGTTCTACTTTCTAAATCAGCTATATAATCAGTCTTAGTTACATTTCTATATTGAGTATTAACTATTTTCTTTGAATTTGTTTTTATTTGTTCAAGAGTTTCTGGAGATGAACCATAAATTGATGCACTTTCATTTATAAACTTATAATTACCTGATAATAAAGCATTCCTTGTTAAATTAATAATAAATGGTGTATCAACTGTTGTCCAATTCCTATTAACTAATAACGGTATATTATAACTTAATTCTTCACCATATTCTTTTTTAAGTAAATTAGCACCCAATGTACCTTTATCACCTAATGAATTTAACATTACAATTCTTATTCTAGATGATTTTGTTGGCATATTTCTTGCAGATGAAAACACAATTTTATATCTTTTATATTTATCATAAACAATTTTATAAACATTATCACTTGTTTGTAATCCTGATAATTCATCATAAAAATTATATACTCTATTCCAAGGTTCTTCATCTACATAAACAACACTAGAAGGAAATTTGTCATCATATGGATAAACACCCATATCAATTTGTTTAAATGGTAAAATAATAGAACCATCTATTATATCATCACCACTATATGTCCCTGTAAAATATTCACCTTGTTTAATAGGTATTAAAAAAGAATATTCATCTATATCACCAGATAATGGTAAATTAATTGTATGGCTATCTGTTGTAGTATAATATATATTATTATTATCTGTATTAGTTTGTCCTGTATCTAATGTATACCATGCTGGAATATATATTTGATCACCTTCATTATAATATTCAATTGTATGATCATCATTCCATCTTTTAATAGTAACTTTTAAATCTAATTGTGCTGATATATAACCATTTGGTTGATAACCACTTCTTTGAGTTACTAAAGAATGAGTAGTCTCATATAAATTAGCTGTATCTGGATATACATTTTTTGCGACTTCATTTATATAAAAAGTTGATAAGTCGTTAAGATAACTGACTAATTCAAGTAACATATTGATATTAGAGCCCTCATAGGAATAATCACGAAATACAGGATCATTCTTCATCAAATTGATTAACTTATCTTTCGTTGTAAGAAAATCTGTTTCAAGATATGAAGGTGTTAAATGTATATCAGCCATTTAAAAATTCCTTATTTTTAAAATTGAATTAATCTAAATTTCATAGTATCAGCCTTACTACTGAAACTAAATTCTGGTTTATCTGCAGGCCAAATAGCATCTGTTTGTGGTTCAACACAAACTACTTTTCCTGAAGATAAAGGAACAATATTAATACCATGAGAGAAAACAATTTTATTATTTTTATAAAAATTCACTTCAGCATTTCCTATAGCAATATTATCTCCTACTTCATGAAGTGACAACCATGATTTTGTAGTACGAGCAAAATCTTCACAATCAAAAGTATTAGCTATATATTTTTTTCTATTAATAGGACATTTTTTAAGAATTTCTTTTAATTGATCTTCAGATACTAAAGAATAATTTGGATCACCAAAATCCCATAAACAAAGTTTTTCAATTATAGCTATTTCTTTTATCATTTGTTTAATTTCTTCATTTGTTTTATTAACTGTTAAATCAAAATCAATTTTTGGATTAATAATAGACATTATAGTAGAACTATCTATATTATTAACCCAGTTTTCTAAATCTTCTAATGTATTAATTTTAAGATTAGTACAAAGTTTTACAACATCTTCTGGAAAAATAAATCTACCTTTATTATTTTGTTCTATTAAATATATAAAAAAACTATATTTAGGATTTTCATCTACTAAAGTTTTTAAATCATTTTCTAATTTAATTGCCCTTGTAATTTTAATAAACATATTATCTGCAAAATAAGATTTTAATGCTTCTTTTATTGTCATTTTTTTATCTCCTATAAATTTAATTATTAATATTTTTGATAAAATTTTGTGTTCTAGCCGGTAAAAAACCTCACTTAATTTTATCTTTTCTAATAATTTCAATAAGTTATATTTTTTATAGTATAAAATCAGGGTATATTTTCTCATTTTTGATAAAATTTTGTATAATCGCTACGAAAAAACCACACTAAATTTTTTATTTTTTAATAATTTCAATAAGTTATAATGCTTTTTTTAATTTCTTTACCATTTTTAAATTTTTACATTATTTTTTTATAAAGATCTTTTTCAATTTCACCTCTTACTTTAATAGCATAATTACTATGATATTTATCATGAAGGATTTTTAATGATTTATAGATATTTTCAAGTTCTGTATCACCCATCATTCCTGCTAACTGAATTCTTGCTTCAAAGTGTTCATTATTTTCAGTATAACCAGCAATTTCATCAATCATTTTTTGAGTTGCTTCTTTTGCTTCAAAAAGCATATATTCTTTTAAATCCATTTTCTACCCCGTTGTTAATGTTTCATTTATATTAAAAACTTTATCTTCTAAGTCACTTTTTAATCTAAATTCTAAATTTATATTTATTGTATTATTATCAGGATCAGCAGTTGCTTTAAGAAAATTTATATATATTCTATCTTCCCATGTTGAAATTGCTTGTAATAACATATTTTCAAGATTACTTAAAGTTATATTATCAATTTGTTCAAATAATAAATTATATACTGGCATAGCAAAAGAAGGAACCATTCTTCTTGATCCTTGAAATGTTTTAAATATATTTCTTATTGAATTGATAACAGCATCTATATCAGTTTCAGCTTTAATATCACCATCATGTTGTTTATCAAATTCCATATTAATATCTTTCCAAACCATTCTTTAACCTCCTGCAATAACATCAGATGAACATGTAGCTACTGAACTACCACAACTTACTGGATCACCACATCTACCACATTGTAAATTATTTACATATACTGTTGAACTACCGCTTGCCAAGGAACCTCCATGACACGCAGGTCCTCAGCAATGTGAACCCCATGCATCAGATTGTCTATGTACAGGTAAATCATTTACATATACATCAGGACTTCCTTGAACATTTGCTCTAGGTGGAAAACAACCATGTCCTGTACCAATATCACCTAATCTTGCTACTCCTGGCATATATATTTCTCCATTTGTTTTTCTAATTTTGTTATTCTATCTTGTAATAAAACTGATTCTTGTTTCATTTCTAATTGTTTTTTATTATATTCAAGTTGTTGTTTTATTCTATATTTTATTGATTCAGGTTCATCTTTTAATATAGATGAATTTCTTGAATTTAAATAAATATTTGAATCTATTGAATCAAGATATATGTTATTTTTTGATGCAAATGATATTTCACCATCTGATAAGATATGAAAATCACCTTGAGTTTTTAACATTACATCATTATCCATTTTAATCATTAATGACATATCATTTTTTATAGTAATAGTTATAAGATCATCATTTTTAACTATTTTAACATCTTCTGGCTTAACTGAAATTACTAATCCATTTTCCATAATCACCTCTTATTTATTTATATAAAATTTTATAAATATTATGGTACATCAGGTTCAGGTGTTGAACAATTTAAATTAATTATTGAAGCATTAAGATTATAATTACCACCTAATTTCTTTGTTTCTTTACCATATATTCTAACATCTTTATTACCAATTATAACTTCTTTCTTTTTACCTAATACTTTTTCATATTTTGTAGCTTTTATTAAAGTAGTTTCATCACCACCAATAGTTGTGTCACTATTACTACCAATATTTACTTTTTTATTTTCATCAATTAATTCAAATTTATCTTTTGCATTTCTAATAATCATACTACCTTCATGATTTATTTCAATGTAAGTATTAGATGGATGATATATATGAAGACGTTCTTGACCGTTAGTATTATCAACTTCAATAGTAATACCACTTTTAGAAGCAAATACAATATTATCAGGATACTTAGCAGCATAATAAGGATCAGGTTCATCCCATTCATTATTATTAGCTGTTTCAACATTTTTAATTTTTTTATCAGTTTTACTTTTAACAATAGTATCATCAATTGACTCTGTTGTAGCCAATTTATGCATATCATTTTCACCTTTTTGAACAGGTTCATGAGGGTTTACCTTTTTATCAATTGGATATTTTTCATTTGGATCATTAAAACCTAACATTCCTTTATTTTTTGATGATTCTTCTGGTCTTCCAGGTAATGATGCCATAAATCTAGGCTTCATCATATTACCTTCTTCAAAGAAAATTAATACTTGTGCTCCTTGAACAGGTACAGACCATAAACCAAATCCAGATACACCACCTTCTACAGGACTTATAACAGGTTCAGCCCAAGGTAAATCTTCTGTTGGTATTCCTTCTGTTAATGTTTTAATTTTTACATCAGTATGAATACCAAAAACTCTTATTCTACATCTACCTAATTTTTCAGGATCATTATTATCTTCTACAATACCCCTATAGAAACCATGCAATTGACTATCTTTAAATTTTAAATCTTCAAGTTTATTCTTCATATTTTAAATTTCTTCCATCATATGCATTTTTTATCAATATAAGTTTCTGATTATAATAAGGATTTTTATCTTTATAAAAATAATGTACTACTGATTTGACAAAGAATTTACCATTAAAATTATTATTATATTTATGTTCAACATCAGCAGGAAATTCAATTCTTATTACACCACCTGCTTTCCTATCTTGATGACCTTTTACATAAAGTGAAAATAATTGTTGATTTGAATATTGTTTTAGCCAACTATTATAATAAATATTATCAATAAATATTTCATTTGATTCACCTGTTTTAATATACTTATCTGTACCTGTACTAAAATCTGGATCAAGTAATGGAAATTCTGCTTTACCTAAAAAATTATCTTTAAACTTTTTTCTACAATCTTTATAAGTATATTTTTGAAGTATATTTTTCTTTCTCATGATATCATAACCCATTCTATAACCACCAGCTAATCGTTGCATTGAACCATTATCAACACCTTCTCTTTCAAATGACATAACTTTATTTTTAACCCATGTATTATTTGTGAAAAACCAATATTTAACATTATCACCATCTTTAGGTTTCATTAAAGGTACTGTATCATTCATTAATTTTGGTAAAGTTATAAGATTATAACCATCTAAATTTTCAAAACAAAGATATCCAGGTTTTTTAGTATCAACACCTGTAGCCCTTTCCATAAGATATCTAAAATTTTCAGCAGGTGATTTTAATCCTGTATAAAATAATGGTATAGTTTCATTTGATGCTTCAAAATTTACAAAAGTACCACCAACCATATATTTCATTATATGTTTTAATATATCACTTATTTTTTTATTGTTAAATGATAATGAATATTGTTTATAATGCCATCTATAATATAATTGAGAAACAAAAGTTATTTCATATATATTATTTTTGCTTAATTCACCATTTAATGGTATTTGTTTATTAATTTTATAAATATAAAAAGTTTTAGTAACATCTTCATCTTCAGGATCACCATAAACAAGTGTTAAAGTTTCAGTTTGATAACCCCAAAAATTACCAGTTCTCATTATATCACCATAATCAATGAATTTTATTTTACCTATCATACAGAAAGAAAAAATATCTTCAATGAAGTATAATGATTCAACAGAAGTAGCATCAATAGTATAATTAACACTATCTCTAGTATTATTTAAAAATATTGATAAAACATTTATGTTATTATTTGAATCAGTCATTATAATTTATACACATTCTTTAATTCATCTATTATTAAACCATAATATTCACTTTTGAATATTTTTATAATCATTCCAGGATATATATCTTCATATGGGTTAACAATATTATTAGCAAAACATACTAACCACCATAATTGAGATGTACCATAAAATTTAGCAGCTATATTATCCCACCAATCATTATTATCTACTACATAAGAATCAAATAAATAATCCATTTCAAATATTGAATCAGGTATAGTATAATTTTTAAATATATTAAAATAATAACCAGTTGTATCATTTTTAATAACATTAAACATATGTAATCTTGAATCATTATTAAGACCTGTTACATATATATCATCATCATTAATTGATTGATTTATTGTAATTTCCATTAAGAGTTACCTCTTTTTTCAAATGATCTTCTATATAAAGGTTGTAGATCATCAAATTTTAATGTTAATTCACATTTAGAAGGAAAACCATCTCTATATGGTCCATAATATGTTGGTTGAACAGAAGTTAATGCAGAATATTCAATATATATTAATGGTGAATCAATAGTTTCTACTGTAAATATATAAGGCATATTAAAACCAAACCTTGTATTATCCTTTTCAGCACATGAATATTTTTGTAATAATCTAACAGGTTCAAAAACATTTTTTTCTGTATTACCTATATCAGATAATATTAAAGTTAAACTTAAACTCCTTCTTTGTGAATCTTGAAAAGTTGTAGGTGTATCAACTTTCTTTGTTACAACA